ATCTCCTGCCCGCCTCTCCCCAACACGCTCAAAGGTTCACGAAGACAGTCCATTTCAATCCAGACCGGTGACGAACTAACCCGATGGCAACCAGAACTAAAAAGAAGCTTGTGGGGGCTACTAAGCCAAGACTCCACAGCCCACTACTTAAGGGTGAATCTCGTGGCGCTGAGGTAATCGAGTTCGCAAAAACTATCGGCATGGAATTAATGCCGTGGCAACAGCTAATCGTTCAAGACTTTTTCACCGTTGGGAAAGATTCTAAATTTATCCGGCGTACCGGCTTACTTTTGGTAGCCCGCCAATCCGGAAAGAGCGCACTAGGTCGGATTATGTGCTTAGCCCACCTTTTCCTATTTAAGAGTCCTAGAGTCTTAATTGCTTCGTCTAATAGAGCTATGGCTTTAGTTTCGTTTCGAGAGATGGCTTACCTAATCGAAAACAATGCATTTCTCAATGCGCAAGTAAAGGCAATCCGTTACGCGAATGGCACGGAGTCAATCGAGCTATTACCAGAGTTCGGTGGCGGAAGACTTGATGTTGTAGCTGCGACGGCTGACGGTTCGCGTGGGCGCACAAGTTGGTTCACATGGGGGGATGAGCTCCGTGAGTGGACCGAAGCCGCGTTCACCGCAATCACTCCAACTACTCGCGCAACAGATGGGCAGACATTCTGGACTACCAACGCTGGTGATGCTTTTTCCCTTCCACTGAATGTTTTACGCGAAAAGGCTCAGGAAAATCCACCTAAGACATTTGGTTACTATGAATACAGCGCACCGCAGATGTATAAGTTCGACCCGAACAGCTCTAAGTTCTGGGAAGGTGTAGCGCAAGCAAATCCCGCTTTAGGTATAACAGTTTCCCGAGAAGCTATCGAAGAATCGCTATCAACGTCTAGTCATGAATCAATTATGACCGAGCTCTTATGTTGTTGGGTTTCATCATTACAATCACCTTTCCCACCAAATTCAATCGAAGATTGCTCAGATTCTACGCTAGTCATTACAGAAACCGGATATACAGTTTTCGGCTTCGACGTTTCACCATCTAAAAGAAATGCCAGCTTATGCGCCGGTCAGATACTTCCAGATGGACGTATAGGCGTTGGAGTTCTGCAATCGTGGGAATCAGCTGTAGCTATAGACGATTTGAAGGTAGCGGCTGATATTAAAGGCTGGTGCGATATTTATAGACCCCGCCAAATTATGTACGACAAGTATGCCACGCAATCAATCGCCGAAAGATTGGCTAACGCCGGACAAGTTGTAGAAGATTGCAGCGGGCAAAACTTCTATCGTGCGTGTGGAGACTTGTTAGATGCTGTAGTAAACCAGCGCATGATTCACAACGGGCAGAAATCTCTTATTGAGCAATTCTCCAATGTCGCAGCTAAAGTTAATGACTCCGCGTGGAGAATCATAAAAAGGAAATCCGCGGGCGATATTTCAGCACCTATCAGTATTGCCATGATAGTAAGCAAATTAATGCAACCACAACAGACAGCGGCTATATACACCGAATGACATACATGTAGTGTATAATTGCCATCTATGGCTCTCTTTTCGCGTAAAAAAACAGTTGAAGCACAACTCGCTCCGCAAGTAATGGGCGAGAGTATTTTTTCTCTTAACTCGGCAATTATGCCACGCATCTCACGCAAAGAAGCTATGTCAGTGCCAAGCATCGCTAGGGCTCGTAATCTTATTTGTGGGACTGTAGCTTCCATTCCGCTTGAGTACTACAAAACTTCCACTGGTGAAGTAATTGCACCGCCGCGTTGGATTAAACAGCTTTCAAAAACTCAGCCTTCATTTATTACCCTGACATGGTGCGTTGATTCGCTCATGATGTATGGTGTCTGTTATCTTTTAATAACCGAGCGATATGCCGAAGATGGAAGACCAGCATCATTTGAATGGATTGCTAATAATCGAGTTACTTTTACAACAGATGTAAATGGAATTATGATTGAGCAGTATTATCTAGATGCTGCGCCAATTTCTATGAATGATATTGTGACTGTACAGGGATTTGACGAAGGAATCTTAGAGCGCGGAGCCCGTACTATTCAGGCTGCGATTGACGTAGAACGCGCAGCTGCGACTAACTCCGCAAATCCTCAACCCGCTGGTTATCTTCGTAATAACGGTGCAGACCTTCCACCTAATGAAGTCGCTGGATTACTTTCAGCTTGGAAACGCGGCGCACAAACTAATTCAACTCGTTATTTAACTTCCACTCTGGAGTATAACGCTGTAGCTTTTTCGCCTAAAGATATGATGTATCAGGATGCGATTCGCTCACTATCTACGCAAATTGCAAGACTTACAAATATTCCGGCTTACTTATTGTCCAGCGAAGACAATCAGAGCATGACCTACTCAAACGTCCAAGATGAGCGCAAGCAATTTTATGCGCTATCTATCGAGCCATATATCCAGTGCTTACAGAGCAGATTTAGCATGGATGATATATCAACTATTGGACACGAAGTTAAATTCGCAGTTCATGATACATTCTTAAAACAGGACCCGCTTACAGAACTTGCAGTAATTGAGAAGCTTCTAACTCTAGGACTTATTACTACAGAGCAAGCTATGGAAATGTCAGACCTAACACCTAACGGCAGCGAAGGAATCAGCTAAATGGAACATCTAATCATCGAAGCATCATCTATCGAGTGCAGCGAAGAACGCCGCGAAATCTCCGGCAAAATCGTCCCAATGGGAACAGGCGAAGTAGGTAATACAAATCTCGGTGGCGTGGTATTTGAAGCGGGTTCAATTTCTATTGATGACCCTTCTAAAATTCGTCTCCTTTCACAGCATGATATGAAAAAGCCTGTAGGGAAAATGCTCAGTGCAGAAACACGTCCAGATGGAATTTACGCTACGTTTCGTTTAAGCCGCAGCACTGGCGGTAATGATGCTCTCGTCATGGCTCAAGAAGGATTAGTTACAGGTCTTTCAGTTGGTGCAGAAATTATTGCTTCAAAGCCATCGCGTAACGGACACACAGTAGTAACAGCAGCTTCTCTAAAGGAAGTCAGCCTTGTCACCGAAGCGGCATTTAAAACAGCCGCAATTACAGAAATTCGAGCTGAGGAATCTCCTCTCGTCGAAGAAAACCCAATCCAACCAGAAAGCGAGCCAGTCATGGAAGAAACCCAGACTCCGGTAGAAGCTCCAGCAGTTGAAGCAGCAGCAGTCGAAGCCGCTCGTCCAACAGTTGCAGCAGCATTTACAGTACGGGAGCGAACAGCTCCAATTACATCTGCGCAGTACCTCGGCGCACAAATCAAAGCGGCTATGGGCGATGAGACAGCTCGTCGTACAGTTCTAGCAGCGGATGATTCAACTTCAACAAATACAGGTCTGACTTTGCCAGCCCACCTAAACATGTTTCAGACAACTACATTCTCAGGACGTCCAGCGTTCGATGCAGTTACACGTTCTGGAGCTGTACCACAACTTTCATTTACAATTCCTAAAATGGGAACTGCACCTACAACAGCTGTAACAGCTGAGGGTGCTGCACCATCTGAGACAGGAATGACATCAACATACGACACAATTACAGCGAGCAAGTATTCAACGCTTAACCGTGTTTCATTCGAGCTCCTTGATTTTTCAAATCCGGCGTTCGAGACACTCCTTTTGGATGAAATGAGAAAAGGCTACGAGAAGGCTACAGATAACGCGCTTCTTGCATACTTTACTTCTGCGGGAACACAGGCAACTGGTGTAGCTGCAACAGCGGCAGGTCTCCAGAGCTTTATTTCTACACAAGGTCCAGCTGCATACAAGGCAACAGGCGGAGATTACGCTAATAAGCTTGTAGCATCAACAGACCAGTGGAGCGCTATCCTCGGATACGCGGACACAACAGGTCGCGCATTATTTAATGCTGAGTCACCTGTTAACGCATCTGGTAACGGTTCAATCACATCTACAGTTGGTCGCGTACTAGGTGCGGACTTAATCGTGGACCATAACATCACAACATCCGGAATCATTGATGAGTCAGCTTTCCTTGTTGCGCCTAACAGCGTATATGTTTGGGAATCCCCTGTCACAAATTTGAGACTCAATGTGCTAACTACAGGCGAAATTGAAATCAACATGTACGGCTACCTAGCAATTCACGCGAAGGCAGCTGGAGCTGGTATTCGTCGTTTTAATTACACAGCACCGTAAGCAATACCCTAAGTCGCTTAGTGGGGGTGCCGGAGCCCTTGCACTCCCACTAAGTCTTTAGAAAGGATAGACAATGGCAATCACATCGGTAGCAACTCTTAGAGCCGCTTTAGGTGTTGGCACTTTGTACAGTGATGCCGTTTTACAAACTGTCTGCGATAGCTCAGATAACGTATTGCTACCTTTTTTATGGAAAAATGATTTTCCTATTGTTGCGCACTCAAGTGAAGGCACAGTAGGCACTTTGTATTTTAATACAGACATAAGAGATACATTTTATATTGGTCAATCGGTTGTAATTTCGAACTCAGGCAGCCGATACAATGGCACAAAAACAATTACCACGGTTAGCGAGTATTCATTTACTGTCGCAATTACAGCGGGTAGCAATAACCCTTACCACACCATTCAACCTTACGGCAACGCTGCAGCCGAAACTTATACAGATTATTCCACTGTACCTGCTATTCAAACTGCAAGTCTTTTAATTTCCGAAGCAATATGGCAAGCACGTCAAGCGCCAAGCGGACAAGGAATGTCAGTAGATGGATTTACTCCATCTCCATTTACTATGTCTAATACTTTAGTTGCACGAGTAAGAGGTTTAATAGCGCCGTATCTTAGCCCGAATTCAATGGTGGGCTAATGCCAGCGATAACTACTCTACGTGCAAGTTTAGCCGCGGCTTTAGTAGATAATACTCTCTACTCTACTTTCAGTTTCCCACCGGCTACGCCTATCGCAAATAGCGTAGTGATAATTCCATCGGACCCGTACCTTACTCCGAATAATAACCAGTACGCATCTATCAGCCCTATGGCTAACTTTTCGATTCAGATATTTGTGCCTCTCATGGACAACGAAGGCAACCTAAACGGAATAGAGCAAATGCTAGTAGCTGTATTTAATAAGCTCGCATCCTCATCTATTCAAATGAATGTTGGCAGTGTAAGTGCGCCTAGCGTGTATGCATCTGCCACCGGCGATTTGCTTACATGTAATATCTCTGTAAGCAGTTTAACAGAATGGAGCTAGACATGACCGATGCATCAAACGCGGCTTGGCTTGAACGAATCGGTCAAGTTAAGCCAGAAGCAACAAAGCCAGCTACACCGACAAAGAAAGAAGAAGAATAATCATGGCACAATTTATTAATAACAAAGTCGGCGTAAAGCTCGGCGCGACTTCACCTGCAAGCACTGACTTGAGTTCATATTGCACCAGCTTTACTCTCAATAGAGCATTTGACGAAATTTCCGTCACCGCGATGGGAGACCTTGGGGTCCGTCAGATTGCCGGTTTGGAAACTTCGACACTGACAATCGAATTTATCAATGATGACGGCGCTAGTGCTGTACTTCAAACACTTAACACACTTCTAGGCACAAATGCATATTTCAAGGTAGCCAATAACAAAGATGCAGCGGGCTCAGCTGCTAACCCTTTCTTCACAGGTCTATGCTTGATTAACAACATTACACCGATTAACGGCGCTGTAGGAGATTTATCTACTCAGTCTGTTACATTTAACGTATCTGGTGCAGTTACAAAGACTGAAACAGGAACTTTTTAATAACTAAACAAAGGGGCTAAAAATGGCAAAGCTAGTAGTAACAATGAAAGACGGAGTATTGCATGATGTGGAGATTACTCCACGATTGGAATACAACTTCGAGCAGCATGTAGGCATGGGATTCCATAAGGCGTTGCAGGACCTACAGAGGCAGTCGGACATCTACTGGTTGGCTTTCGAAGGCTTGCGTTTAGCGGGTGTTCAAATAAAGCCGATGCCTGAATTCTTGGACATGATAACGAAAGTTGACGTCCTAGATTCAGACCCTTCGTAGTTGAGCGGGGCTCTATAACGTACATCGCAGCGCGATTGAGTTACGAATATGGAGTCCCGCTTAACACCATAATAGATTTATCGCCGAGAGCTTTCAAGGCGCATTTAGATGTACTTAACGATTTAGCGAGGGAGCGAGAAAATGCCAACAGAAGTAGTGGGCGCCGTCGCACTTCGTAAGGCATTAAATCAATACGCACCGGACTTAGCTAAAGAATTAACTAAAGAGCTTGGCATTGTTTTGAAACCTGTTGTAGCAGAGGCTCGTGGATTTGTGCCGCTTGATTCTCCAATGTCCGGATGGGCTCCAACTAACTCCGGCAGAATCGGCGGGTTTCCTAAATACGATGCTATGGCTATTCGCCGTGGAATTATTTACAAAACTACGCCATCTAAAGTTAATAAAGCTGGATTTGTAAATAACATTCGCATCCAGAATAAGTCAGCGCAGGGTGCTATCTATGAGACAGCTGGACGTAAAAATGGACAGGGACAAGATTGGGTTGGACCGAAAGCCTTTGCACGTTCTAAAGGCGTTTCACGTTCTGTTAACCCTTACGCTGGCAATCAGTTTATTTCTAATCTTGGCAATCTCTACGGTCCAAGCCGCAAGGGAGACCATCGCATGATGGGGCGATTGATTTTTAGAGCATGGGCTAATACTCAAGGCAAGGCTAACGCTTCGGTAATCAAGGCTATAGAAAGCACTACGGCTAAATTTAATCGTCGAACTGAAATTGTTGACATTAGGAGAGCCGCATGAGTAATGTAGCAATTAATATCCTTGCTGAATTTATCGGCAAAAAAGCTTTCGATAAAGCTGGAAAATCTATCAGCAAGCTTGAAAAATCTGCATTTAAACTAGGCAGAGCTCTTGGTCTTGCTTTAGGTACTACAGCAATAGTCGCTTTTGGTAGAGCCTCCTTAAAAGCATTTGCCTCAGATGAGGCAGCGGCTCAGCGCCTTGCAACTGCAGTAGATAATTTAGGACTGTCTTATTCTAGAACTAGAGTAGCTGATTTTATTTCGGGCTTAGAAGCTTCGGCTGGAATCGCTGATGACGTTTTACGTCCAGCTATGCAAGCACTTTTAACCACCACCGGCTCTTTGACTAAATCACAAACTTTACTTAACAATGCCATCCAAATCTCACGCGCAAGCGGTGTCGAACTTTCTACCGTTTCACAGGATTTGGCTAACGGCTATGTAGGAATTACTAAAGGTCTTAAGAAATACAACACTGGTCTGACTCAAGCCGAATTAAAGAGCAAATCATTTGCGGATATTCTAGGCATATTGCTTACTAACTCAGCTGGTGCAGCTAACGCTTATCTCGACACTACAGAATATAAATTAGCAGTGCTTGGAGTTGCAGCCGATAACGCTAGAGAATCTATCGGTAGAGGCTTAGTAGATGCATTTGCAAAGATGAGCGGCGGCACTGAGGCAAGTGATGCGGCAAAGACTATTAACAATATAGCTAAGGCTATCAATGCCATTACTGGTGCTGTAGGCGGTGCCATAGGCGGTATAACTAAGCTCTACGGCAAGCTTGATAATTTCGTGCAGAACTTTGACCCGCTATTTGGAGACTCACTAGCTTCTCAAAAGACAAGAAAAGTAGGGCGCTCAGCTTCTCCAGCGGGAACTGCCCGTAGAACAGCTCAACAGAGAATAGCCGAAGTAGCGGCAGCCAAGCGAGCTAAAGAGCTTTACAACATTCAGCAAAAGCAAGTCAAGGCTCAACAGGCTTTACTGGCAGAGCAAAAGAAGCAAGCTGCGCTCAAGAAAGCAGCTACCGTATTTGACGTAGAGCAAGCCGGTCTAATTGCAGCTCTGACTCGTAACATTACTAAAGAAGAAGAAACCAGAGCTAAGGCTCAACTAGCTTTACTGAACGGTAATGCAGCCGTAGCTACTTCTCTTACAAAGCAAATCCTCATGTCTCAAGATGCGACAGGCGCTCTTTACAAATTATGGCAGACTTTGCCAGATGCTAAGAATCCTTTTCTATACCTTGAAGCTTATCTAGTAGAGCTTGGCAAGAAAGCGCAAGCGGCGTTAACTTTAACCTTGCCAGTCGCAACTTCTATAGGTACAGATTTTATGAATAGCGTAGTGGCTCAATCAGCATCAAATGTACCAGTCAGTCCTTTCCCTAGAACGCAACCCGGAGACTTCCGCAGATACGAAGAAGCTTCTAACCGAACTGGACCAATCCAAGTAGTAGTACAGCTTGATGGACAGACTATTGCGCAATCAAACCAGAATCAATCTTTATCGGGGACTCCAAGTGCCATCAACCGTACTTTAGGAATGTTTAGCGGCTAATGGCACTCCCAGCAAATATAGCCGTTTCTTTCGACTTTAGTTCTGGTGCTACGTTCGGCACCGGATTTGTTATAGGTTCTGACAAGAATGGAATTATTGGCACTTCTTCTTTTGGTTCATCCGATGTTATTTTGCCGGTAGTTGACCTTACGCCTAATGTTTACGAGATTACGATTAAACGTGGTCGCAATATTCTGCGCGATACTTACGAAGCTGGTACAGCTATCGTGCGCGTGTTAGACCCTGATTCTAATTTTAATCCTCAGTCAGTTACTTCACCTTACTATCCTTATCTAACTCCACTGCGTAAGGTTCGCATTTCAGCTACTACAGCCACTACAGATAAATTCTTATTCAGCGGTTACGTTACTGATTACAAATACTCTTACCCTACTTCGCAAGAAACAGGATACGTAGATATTTATTGCAGCGATGCATTTAGATTATTCCAGATGGCTAACATTACAGCTGTTACGGATTCCGGCGCTGGTCAAGACACTGGCACTAGAATTAATAAGATTCTGGACCAAGTATCCTTTCCTGCATCTATGCGCACTATCGCTACAGGTGTAAACACTTGCGTAGCTGACCCTGCAACTTCGCGCACTTCACTCGATGCAATTAAAAACGCAGAATTTAGCGAAACCGGCGCATATTATCTCGACGGTACGGGAACCGCAGTATTTAAGAATAGAACTCAGGTCATGAGCTCACTAGCGGCTACGCCTATTGAGTTTAATCAGACCACTGGTATCCCATACCAGAATCTAAAATATGCTTTTGATGACAAACTCATCATAAATACTTGCACTTTTACTCGTGTTGGCGGCTCACCCATTACGGTCTTTGACCAGACTTCTATAGACAAATACTTCCCGCATGGCATTACTCAAGATAACTTAGTAGCGCAGACAGATGCTTTAGTTACAGATATTGCTAGGGAATTTATTAGTACGAGAAAAGACACTACTATTCGTATTGACGAAATGACAGTAGATTTGCTCGATACGTCAGTACCTACCGATACCATGATTGGTTTAGATTTCTTCGATAACTTGAAGATAACAAACGTCCAGCCGGACGGCAGTACCATCGTTAAAACTCTCCAGTGTCAGGGTATTAACTGGAGCATCACCCCCAACAAAATGACAGCGGTAATAACTACGCTAGAGCCTATTGGTGATGCCTTCATCATCGGCAGCTCTACGTACGGTATAATCGGTGTCTCGACATTTAGTTATTAGGAGCAAGTAATGGCAACATTTCCAGTAGCAACAGGTGACGTATTAACCGCCGCCACTTACAACTCGTTGCCGGTTTTTACAGTAGGCGCAGATAACACCGCCGATTACACAGCTGTTCTCTCTGACCAATATCAGGTACTAGAGATTATGAATAAAGCTACTGCTATTGCTTTTAAGATTCCTACAAACGCAACAGCGGCTTTTCCCATCGGGACGGTTATTACAGTGCTCAACCGTGGCGTGGGAGTCTGCACAATAAGCGCCGTGACAAGCGGCACCACGACTGTACTTAGTGCCGGAGCCGTAGCTGCCGCACCAACACTAGCCCAGTACAAAGCGGCTGCATGTCTGAAAATTGCTACCGATACTTGGATTATTACTGGGGCGATTGGCTAATGCTTAATGGCATAGCAGCTTTACACGCGGGTGGGGTACCAGCTGAGACTAACTCTTACGAGTCTATTGCGACCACAACAGTAGGGTCAGGCGGTACTGGCACAATTACTTTTAGCTCTATTCCATCAACTTTTAAGCATTTACAGATTCGTTGTTTAATAAAAGCATCAGGCGCGGTAAATCCTTTGATTCGATTTAACGGTGATAGCACCAACAGTTATTACTGGCACGGACTTTATGGTACTGGTTCAGCAGCCGGAGCAAATAACGGTGGCGGTTTAGGCGATGCTATGATTTTGGCTTACTCTGACAATCAATGGGGCTCAGCAATTTCGGATATATTGGATTACACCAACACAAATAAGAACACAACAATCCGTAATCTTGGCGGGTGCGATACTAACGGTGGCGGTCAGATAGCACTTAACTCGGGGTTTTATATCAAGACCGATGTAATTACCAGTGTTTCTATTACTGGCACAACCTTTGCTCAGTATTCATCATTCGCACTATACGGAATTAAGGGGTAAATAATGCCAGCCGGTTCAACTTATACGCCGATAGCAAGTACTACGCTGACTGCTTCTGCTACTGAAATTAACTTTACGTCAGTATCTAGTGCTTATACCGATTTAGTTCTTGTATGTAATTTAGGTATGAGCCGAACAGGTGCTGCTTTCTTTTTACGTGTGGGAAACGGCACCATTGATACTGGGTCTAACTACTCTGAAACAGAACTTTATGGTACAGGTAGCGCAGCAGGTTCAGCGCGGCGCACTAGCAGTACCGAGTGGAATATCTTTAGTAATGTTGGTTCTAGCACTACAACTGGTGAAAATACTTTTATTATGCAGTTTATGAATTACAGCAATACAACTACAAATAAAACCGTTCTTGGGCGCGCTAATAATGCTTCTAGTTCTAGTTTTCCCGGAACTGCGGCAGCCGCTTTTTTATGGCGTTCTACTAGCGCAATTAACACAATTAGAGTAGTAAGAAATGGTACTGATACTTTTAACTCTGGCAGCACATTTACCCTCTACGGAATCGCGGCTGCATAATGCCTAATACATTTGAACTTATTGCAAGCTCGACGCTGGGAAGCGCAGCCTCAAACATAGAGTTCGCTTCAATCCCTGCAACCTTTACAGACTTAAAACTTGTCTATTCTTTGCGCAGCGATAATGGAGACGATTACTTTGCTTTGACTTTAAACGGTTCATCATCATCATTTACTACAAGAGATGTACAAGGCGGCGGCACAAGTGCTGCATCTGCCAATAGGTCTGACAACCTATTAGTTTTTACACAAGACCCTAGCTCGATGACAGCAAACACATTCTCAAGCGGTGAAATCTACTTCCCTAATTATGCCGGTTCAACGAATAAATCTTTTAGCCAAGACACAGCATACGAGAACAATGCAACCAGCGCAGGAATGGCTTTACGCGCTGGGTTATGGTCTAACACGGCAGCAATCACAACAATCAGAATCGCTAAAGCATCAGGGAACTTTACTGCAAACTCAACCGCCTACCTATATGGAGTAAAAAATGCCTAATCCAACACGAATCGAAATCAACTGCGAGACAGGCGTGGAGTCAATCATTGAACTCACCGATGCCGAAGTTGCAGAGATGGCAGCACAGGCGGCACTAGCTGCTGAGAAGAAGGCAGAAGATGATGCAGCGGCAGCGGCTAAGGCAACTGCTAAGGCTGCTCTGTTAGAACGTCTTGGCATAACAGCCGATGAAGCGGCACTACTACTGGGATGAGCCCTAAGTTATGTGCAGCTGGTGTAACTTTAAGGGAGCAAGTAAATGCTCGCTATAAAGACAGAGACAAGCGCAGCGATGGCTGGATTGCCGATGCACGTCATCTATCAGGTGGTGTATCGGACCATATTGCTACAGCGGATGGGATTGTTAGAGGGCTCGACCTTGACAGGGATTTACATGGAGTACCGAAACCAGACGAAATGCCTTATCTTGCAGACCAATTACGATTACTTGCCAAGTCTAAAAGAGATGGTGGAAGAATTGCCTATATCATATTTGACGGCGTTATTGCCAGCCCGAAGAAGTCTTGGAATTTCCGTAAATACGTGGGGAGCAATCAGCACCGCCATCACATGCATGTCAGCTTTACGAGCAAGGGCGATAAAGACGGTTCGTTATTTCTACTCCCACTACTCGAAGGATAAGTAAATGAACATGAAGAATCCAGCGGTCCTAGCACTCGGCGCATTTCTAGCAGCATGGGCTGGTAGTAACTTTGAGGTGGACTACCGCGCTATTCTCTGGGCTATTCTTTCAGGCGTGTTCGGATATGCGAGCCCGAAGAAATGACACAACAGGATTTCTTTACTCTTTACTTTGCAAGCTTGACAATAGTAGGCGGCTTGGCTGGCTACGTGATTACGCATTTACTTAGCGAGATAAAAAGACTCAACTCGCGGGTGGATGAAATCTACAATATCTTACTAGACAGGTAACATTTATCTATGGCTAAGAAAAAGGTCATAGACCTAGATACTTACAACGCGTTAGATGCGTATGCCATTTCGATGCACGAATTCTATAAAGCTTTAAGACGTGCCGGATTCGCAGTAGATATGTGCTTAGGAATTATCACAGAGCGCAGTGCTTATCCTGATTGGATTATGCCAGAGCTGCCTAATCGCATAGACAATATTCCCTATGATGACGAGGATGACGATTAAGCGAACCGTAGTGGTGCCTGACCTTCAAATTCCATATCACGATGTAGTAGCCGTCAAAAACGTCACGGCTTTTATTAAGGCGTTCAAGCCGGACTCAGTAGTAATTTTGGGTGACGAGCTGGACCTCCCTATGATTTCAAAATGGGAAGAAGGCAAGCTCGGATGGTTCGAGCAGACACTTCACGATGACAGGGAGCAAGCTGTAGAGATTCTCTGGGGCTTAACTGAGTTCGCTAAAGAAGCCCACGTAACGCGTAGTAACCACACAGATAGATTGTATAACGTCATCATGCGCAAGATACCGGCTTTCTTGGCACTGCCAGAGCTACGCTATGAGAAGTTCATGAGATTCGAGGAGCTTGGGATTCAGTACCATAAGAATCCATATCCGATTGCTAAAGGCTGGATAGCTATACACGGGGATGAAGGCAGCATAAGTCCACACGCGGGAATGACCGCGTTGACTCATGCCCGCAAAATGGGGCTAAATGTAATTTGTGGGCATACGCATCGTGCCGGTCAGAGTGCCTTTTCTGAGGCTTCCAACGGGGTTTTAAGACGTGTTCACAGGGGAGTGGATGCCGGACACCTCATGAATCTAAAAGCGGCTCACTATACCCGTGGGACCGCTAATTGGCAGCAATCTATACAAATCATTACAGAGGATTCTAAAGGCGTACAGATTGACCTTATATATATAGAGAAGGATGGCACGTTCGCCGTGCATGGGAAGCGTTATGGACGTCCCCGCTAAGCTCGGATTCCCCTATTTTGAGGATGAAGACCCTTCTCAAATCGTTATCAAATCGTTATCAAAAAAGGGTGGCTGCCGCTACAGACTGATGTAGTGTTCTCTTTATCAGGTAAACCGTTACTTGATACTAGGTTAGGAGAACAAAATGAACGAATCAGTTTTAAGCACATTAGTAATAGAGATTGAAAAGAATCGCAATACAGCTGGTTATTATGCAGCCATGAAAAATACTAAGCTGGCAAATAAGTACGAACATATCGCTGCCGGACTAGAAGAAGCTCACCGCATCATCGTTAACGAGATGGCGGTAAATGCATAATGAGCGCCATGTCAAATCTTTACACAGAGCAAGAATTAGATTTCGAACGCTTATCAATTACTTCTATGGAATGGACTGCAGACACTTGGCAGGTCCAAGCCGAAGAAGGTCGCTTCGATGGTGTGATTGATTTCGACCATCGCTATATCTACTGGTACGAAGAATATGCCTACCTTATGGATGCCCGCGAAATCTTGAAATCATTTGGCGAGCACTTTGCAGTTCTATTCGATAGCTACTCAGAACAGTGGTGCATCACAACTACTTACCAATCTACAGAATGGAGAACAGCATAATGAGTATATATCTGTTAACTTTTATATCTACGGTTAGCGTTTTTGGGCTTGGATATTATCTTGGTAATGCAGACGGCAAGGTAGAAGGTCGTATAGAGACCTTTCAGGAAAACCGATGAACGCTAATGAACTCCTACAAAGTGCAAGCGACACCATTACTGTCCGTAACCATACTCACGGCGATATTAAAGACAATATGCGCCGAACAGGGATGCTCTTATCTGCGTATCTCGAAATACCAATCCACGATTATCAAGTCGCAATCATCATGCAGCTGGTCAAAATTAGCAGAACTCAAGAATCCCCATACCTGCCTGACCATTGGACAGATTTGCTTGGTTACGGAGCGATTGCCGGAGAGCTCGCGCTTAGAGAGGAGCTTGACTAATGTTTAATTTAGAAGACTATGAGGATGTTGCAACATTAAATCGTTGGTTTATTGAGAACTATCCTATGGGCAGGTCTAACCTTGTCACTGAATTCCATGACCCTGATAAAGGTTATGTAAGAGTCAGAGCTGAGATATATCGAGACAGTGCTGACGTTGTGCCAGCGGTTGCTAATGTCGCATTTGGCGCTAGAGATTTATACAACCGCAACATGGCTCGCTATTATGTAGAAGATACTGCGACCAGTGCTCTAGGCAGGGCGATAATCCTGCTTAAAGGCTCAACTAAGACAGCTACACGCGAAAGCATGGAAGAAGTCGTAAAGACTCAATCCATCGTGGCAGAGACTAAAGCTAAGATGGCGCAGACTTCGAAAGAGTATGTGCCGGTACAGAAAGAAGATGACCCGTGGACAGTGCGCACGACAGAGCCAGTAGCGACTATGGAGCAAGCTGTAGAGACGGTGAAATCAGTACTTGGCGGCACAACGGAGAAGGATATTCAGAGATGTGCTCATGGCGATATGATTTGGAAAACTGGTACTACGAAAGCTGGTAAGCCGTGGGGACACTGGCGCTGCATAGGTAAGATACTTGGCGAAGCTGAGCGATGCGAACCAATTTGGTACGAAATTAAATCAGATGGTACGTGGGGCAAGCGGGTCGAACGTGGCTAATCTTTCAGACTTTGATTTGGATTACACATTTGGCGCAGCTGGTGAGTCTTTAGTGAATGAATTACTTACTCAAGGCAAGACAGTCGAAGTCAAGCGAGACCGTAGATGGTGGAGCACTGGCAATATCTACATAGAAACAGGATGCTGGTACAACACTTCTTGCTCATGGGAAGAATCTGGTCTTAGTGTTACTAAAGCTGATTACTGGGCATTTGTATTAGAGTCCGGTGTTATCTTTGTACCTACTAATCACGTTAAGTACGCAGTTCGATTAGCTGGTAAAGCAATCACATGCAATATAGAGCCTAACTTTAGTAAAGGTTATCTCATTACTGCAGAGGATTTGCTTTTAGCTATGAAGGAGCTTGACTAATGGGGCATGTAGAGTTTCTCAATCAAGATAACGAATGGGAGCGATTCCCTAGCGAAGAAGAAGAAGCTAACTTGCGAGCTAACGCCGAAGCACTAGAGGAATTGGGCTATAAGCTCATCTGCCAAATGTGCAACGCAGTGCCAACATACAGACAGATTAAAGACCGTTGGTTACTAAAAGAATGGACATGCCAGTCATGTCATACAGTTAATTCCGCTGGTAAGGCATGACCTAATCCATGTCTCGTCATCGGAAAGACCGCGGGCTGCGGACGGAGCGTGTCTTAGCTGAGTACTTTAGAGTGCAAGGTTGGCACGGCGCAGCGGTAGGTCGAGGCGCGGGTAAAGATATTGTGAATATTCCAATAGACGTAGAAATCAAGGGACGTAGTGATTTCAGCCCGCTTGCATGGCTCCGTCAGAGTAAGAAACGCGGCGCGTTAAGCGGAGAACCGAGTTTCGTAATTTGCAGAATGAACGGGCAAGGTGAAACACCAGAGGATTATCTCGCCTTTACAGATGTGAAGACTTTGACGGAGCTATTGCTTAAAGCCGGTTACGGTGATTTACAAACAAAGTCGGTACAATTAGAACCTGCGTATTGTCATTGTGGCAATACCATTATGAAAGGTTCGAAGTGTCCGATATGCGAGAAGCTCGATAATGCCAGTATATGAATTCGAGTGTAACTCAGAAAATTGCGAAGCCAATGCTCGTTACGATAAAGAGCTATCTATCGGCGAACCACACGACCTAGATTGCCCGTTTTGTGGTGAGACTATGAGAAAGGTTTACTCTAGTGTTCCCAGTGTTATCTTCAAAGGCAGTGGATTTTACTCGACAGATAAGTGATGCATTTCACAGTAGTATTCATGTCCGTATTGCCCTAATTAGTATAGTTCGTCTATTGACAGGTACGGTACTCTCATGGCTAGAGCCTTTCAGGGGCTCAGAGCGAGCCGCTCAGCGGATAGCTCGCTCGGTAGCAATCGTTATTGGGATAGCTCTATCTATGCAGAGCACTGCAGTAGGAGTAGGCGTAATACCTGCTATTCAAAGCTTAAAAGAATTAGCTGCATATCAGTTACCTATTAAGCAAGAAGCTTGCCATAACGAGATAGTACATAGAGAGAGCTCATGGAGAGCTCATGTACGTAATGGCTCTCATGTAGGTTACTATCAAGGTAGAAGTAAGTATCTAATCAATAAGCCAGATGATGTTCAATTCTTCTGGTATTGGCATTACGTCAGTAATAGATATGGTGTTGATGATGAAGTACCTAACTACTGCAATGCACTCAATCATTTAAAACGCAAAGGCTGGCAGTGAGTAGTAAACGAGGAGACCCTAGACTTACACGTGATTACAAAGCGTTTAGGTTGAAGGTGTTAGCACGTGACCAGTGGACATGCCAGTACTGCCAACAGCCAGCTGATACAGTTGACCACGTGATTCCAATTAGCCTATCGCCTGAGTTGGTAGTAAGTTTCGACAACGCTTTAGCGTGTTGTAAATCGTGCAACAGTGCTAAAGGTTCACGCTCACAAGGCGTTTTTTTAGAGAAGAAGGCTACCCCCCTGTCTTTTCTTCCCGTATCTCTCCGATGCAGTCCAGACCGATGCCGGACAGTCCTTTTAAGATCAAACCCAGTCCGAGTCAATGACAGATAAACCCAAAAGAGTCCAGCCGCTACGAGGGGCAACCGAACCAAGAGTTCACAGTCCACTTCTCAAAGGTAAATCTAGAGCTGGTGAAGTTTTAGAGATGATTAAGCGACTCAAGATGGATGAACTTATGCCATACCAAAAGTTCGTCCTCAATCAGATGCTGATGGTCAATAAAAAGAATCAATATCGGATCAAGACTGCTTTACTGCTCATATCTCGTCAGAATGGCAAGTCTCACTTAGGCAGAGTGCGAATTATCTGGGGCATGTTCTATGGCGGCGAAAAGAAGCTGATTATCATGTCAGCCAACCGCGCAACCTCATTGATGTTGTTTAGAGAAATCGCTTGGATCATAGAATCAACTCCGGAACTCAAAGCAATGACAAAAGCAATCCGGTATGCCAATGGTGGCGAACGAATAGAGCTGCTTAATGGCGCAACGCTCGATGTCATCTCGGATAACTCATCATCACCACGCGGAAGAACAGCAGACTTCTTATGGATCGATGAAATCCGCGAAATCTCAGAAGATGGCTACAAAGCAGCTGTGCCAGTAACCAGAGCGAGAGCAAATGCTCAGACATTTCTGACAAGCAATGCCGGCGACCATTTCAGCAGCGTACTTAATGGCTTAGTTGAACGCGCTAAAGATTATCCGCCAGAAACCTATGGCTACTATGAGTATTCAGCACCTCAGTATTGCAAGATTGACATTACAAGCGATTACTTTTGGAAGAGCGCTGTTGCTCCTAGTAATCCTGCACTTGGCTACATAATTACAAAAGAATCGATTGAAGAAGCAATAGCGACCAACCCAATCGAGCAGACGAGAACAGAAACGCTATGCCAATGGATTGACTCGTTGCAATCGCCCTGGCCTCATGGAGTTTTGGAAGAAACGTCAGATAACACACTCGAAATGGCTGTGGGCGCTTATACAGTCTTTGCTTTTGATGTCAGCCCATCAAGGCGCAATGGATCATTGGTCGCAGGTCAATTATTGCCAGATGGTCGAATTGGCATTGGAATCCTAGAAACCTACAGCTCTCAGATGGCAATTGATGAACTTAAAATGGCAGCCAGCATTAAAGCCTGGTGTGATATCTATAAACCGCGATTAGTCTGCTTTGACAAATATGCGACTCAGACAATTGCAGATCGTTTAACTCAGGCAGGTGTAATGTGTGAAGATGTCTCCGGTCAGCAGTTCTACAAAGCCTGTGGTGACTTATTAGAAGGCTTGGTAAATCATCGAGTGGTTCACAATGGACAGGCAGAGTTAATCCAGCAGATGAATAACTGTGCAGCTAAGGTCAATGACTCAGCCTGGAGAATTATCAAGAGAAAATCCGCTGGTGACATATCAGCACCTATCGGCTTGGCAATGGTTGTCAGCAAGTTGATGCTTCCTGCTCCAAAGCCTCAAATTATTGCCTAGACACAAACACCGTAAATTGTCAAGAATTAGACAAAGTATGGTAAGATGTCTATATGGGTCGCTTACTGCAAACATTCGGACTACAAACTAAACCTTTACTCGAAGCACAGTCAGCACCCCAAGTCTTAGGTGAGTATTCACCGTATGCAATGCCGTTTCAATATGCCTATATTGGTAGAAACGAAGCACTCTCCGTACCAGCATTGCAAAGATGCCGTAACCTTTTAGCGGGAACTATTGGAGCAATTCCTTTAGAACTTTACAAGAAATCTACCGGAGAAGAATTAGGCAAGCCAGTCTGGTTAGAACAGCCTTCATATTCACAACCACGATCAGTAACTATTGCTTATACAGTAGATTCACTATTGTTTTATGGTCAAGCATTTTGGAAAGTTATCGAAGTTTATTCAGAAGATGGTCGTCCGGCACGATTTGAGTGGATTGCAAACAGTCGCGTAACTGCAACACTTGATTCGACAAATACTTATGTACGTTCTTATGCAGTAGATGGCACAACATTGCCAATGGATGGATTAGGTTCGCTTATTACATTCCAGTCACTGAATGACGGAATTCTCAATACCGGAACAGCAACAATTCGTGCAGCAGTAGATGTTCAGAAAGCTGCTGCTATTGCAGCATCAACTCCAATGGCTACTGGCTACATCAAGAACAACGGCGCAGACCTTGATCCGAAAGAAGTGCAAGGATTACTAGCTGCATGGAAAACTGCACGCAACAATCGTGCAACCGCTTACCTTACATCGACTTTGGAATATAACCCAGTTTCATTCTCGCCAAAAGAGATGATGTATAACGAAGCAATCCAAAACCTTGCTACTGAGATTGCTCGCCTTTGCAACGTACCGGCAATTTATGTGTCGGCTGATCAGAACTCCAGTTATACGTATCAAAACGTGAATGACGAAAGAAAACAATTTCTCACACTAAGTTTGCAGCCATTCGTATCGGCTATCGAAGATCGTTTATCTATGGATGACATTACTGCTCGCGGAAATGAAGTTCGTTTTGACATCGACAAAAATTATCTACGCACAGACCCATTGCAAGAACTTGCAGTAATCGAAAAATTGTTAGCCCTTAATCTTGTAACTCAAGAACAGGCTATGGCAATGACTGACCTCACACCTAATGGAAGCAACGGTATGGCATGACACAAATCGTAACCCTTACGGCTGAACTCACAGCGGATGCGGCTAGCCGCACCATCTCTGGCAAAATTGTGCCATTAAATGTAGAAGCAGGTTCAACCAATTACGGCAAGGTAATCTTCGAGTCTGGATCAATCGAGATTCCAGAACCTAAGTCAATCAAACTTTTAAGCCAGCATGATATTAAGAAGCCTTTAGGCAAAGCAGTTAGTTTCTCAGAATCAGAGAACTCAATCGATGCTGTGTTCTCAATTAGCCGTTCACAACGCGGCACAGAAGCTCTTATCCTTGCAGAAGAAGGATTGCAATCAGGGCTGAGTATTGGCGCAGAAGTTCTCAAGTCAAAGATTAAGGATGGCGTGACTTACGTATCCGCCGCTCGCTTAGTCGAAGTCAGTTTAGTAACAGAGCCAGCATTTAAGTCTGCTCAAGTTACTGATATAGCAGCTGAAGAAGCCGAAAAGGTAGAAGAAGCTGTAACCGAAACCCAACCAAAAGAAAGCGAGACAGTAGTGGAAGAAACCACAGCAGTCGAAGCAACACCATCAGTAGAAGCTGCGGCTGTCGAGGCTGCTCGTCCTACTGTTACAGCAATGGCTTACACAAAGCCACGCATTGAAATCACAGCTGCTAAATACGCAGAAAACACAATCCGCGCAGCACTAGGAGACGAGACAGCTCGTCAATACCTACGCGCAGCAGATGACACATCAGACAACGCGGCTTTTGTACCAACACGCCAGTTGTCTGAAATCATCAACCCACTCGGAACAACAATCCGTCCGTCAATCGAAGCAATCTCTCGCGGAGTATTGCCAGATGCAGGTATGACATTCGAGATTCCAAAAATCTCACAAATGCCAACAGTTGCAGAAACAGCAGAAAACGCAGCATTCTCAGACACAGATCAGAACTCATCATTCTTGTCAGTAGATGTGAAGAAGTACGCTGGACAACAGACATTTTCTGTCGAGCTCTTGGATCGCACTTCGCCTGCGTTCTTTGACGAGTTGGTTCGTAACATGGCCGCAGCTTACGCTAAGGCAACAGATGCAGCAGTTCACGCAGCAATCGTGTCAGGTGCAACACTCGATGGAACAACTGTTGCGACATATCCAACAGCAACAGAATTACTAGGAATTATTGCTCGCGGCGCTGCTTCCGTTTACAGCGCAACAGCAGGACTTCCAAACCCATTTGCTCGCAACCTCATTGCTAACACTTCACAATGGTCAAACTTGATGTCACTTAATGACACAGGTCGCCCAATTTACAACGAAGTAACAAACCCAATGAACCAACCAGGTGTATCAACACCAACAGCTCTTCGCGGTCGCGTTGCAGGACTCGATCTCTATGTGACTGCAAACGTTGCAACAGCAAACAACACAGACAAAGATGGATCACTTCTTATTGTGAACCCAGATGCTTACACATGGTATGAGTCACCAACATACCGCCTTCGTGCAGAATCAACAGCAGCAGGTCAAGTAACTATCGGTTACTACGGCTTTGGAGCAATCGCTACAAAGGTCGGCGCTGGCGCATTCAAGAACAACAAGGCATAAGTAACACCCTAAGTCGCTTGCAGGGGGTCGCAGCCCTTGACCCCCTGCAAGTCTTTAGAAAGGATATGGAATGTCATTAACAACAGTTGCTGAACTTCGCTCAGCTCTAGGTGTCGGCTCTCTATATTCTGATGCAACGCTTCAAGAAGTCTGCGATGCGGCAGATGTAGTTATCCTTCCAATGCTATGGAATAACTACACATTTAATGTTGGCCATAGCAACACAACAACAGAGGGCACTTTATATTTTGAGCAATCTATAAAAAATGTATTTTATGTAGGTCAAACAGTTGCAATAACTGGCAATGGTGCACCACATAACGGTTCTAAGGCAATTACCGGTATGAGTGACACATCTATCACCTATGCAGTAACAGGCACTCCAACAGAGCAACCACGCCACACAGTTACGCCTTTTGGACAGGTAGCGGCTGTTGCAACAGTTGATTACACAACAGACACAGCAATTCAATTAGCTGCACTTCTTATTAGCGTGGACATCTGGCAATCTCGTCAGGTTAGCTCTACAGGCGGCGTATCGCCGGACTTCACTCCTAGCCCATATCGCATGGGTAATACTCTTTTGGCTAGAGTTCGTGGACTTATTGCTCACGCACTTGATCCACGTTCGATGGTCGGATAATGCCAGTTGCTCTCACTACTCTTAGAACCACGATTGCGACAGCATTAGTTGATAACACCAAGTGGCAAACCTTTGCGTTTCCACCAGCCACAGTTCTTGCTAACTCAGTAATCGTTAGCCCTTCTGATCCATATTTAGAACCAAACAACAATCAACACAACACGATTGCTCCAACTGCTAATTTTAAGATAATCATCACCGTGCCTTTATTTGATAATGAAGGCAACCTCAATGGAATTGAAGATGCCCTTGTGGGTGTGTTCAACAAACTCGCAGCATCCTCATTAACATATAATGTGGGAGCAGTTAGCCAGCCAAGCGTTCTGAACGCGGCATCTGGTGACCTACTTACTTGCGAGATGTCACTATCCGTTCTAACTACCTGGAGCTAAAATGTCCGAATGGGAAAAAGAAAACGAAGCCTTCCTGAAGAAAATCGGGCAGGTTACTTCAGCACCAAAGCCAGCATCTACTAAGAAAGACGAGGAATAATCCTAATGGCTGTATTTCTAAACAATAACGTAGGCGTTAAGATTAACTCTGTTGATCTTTCTGACCATGTAACAGCAGTAACAATCAATCGTTCATTCGATGAGCTAGAAGTCACTGCAATGGGTGACACATCACACAAGTTCGTTAAGGGCTTGGAAGCATCAACTGTCACTATTGACTTCCTTAATGACACAGCATCAGCGAATGTTCTTGCAACACTTCAAGCTGCATGGGGAACAACAGTTACAGCTGTATTCCTACAAACAAAGGGAACAGCAGTTTCTGCTACAAACCCTCTATACACTGTTTCTCTATTAGTTAATAACACTACCGATATTAACGGTGCTGTTGCTGACATTGGAACTCAGTCGATTACATTTACTGCCAATTCAACGATTGCAGTAGCATCAACAGGTTCATTCTAAACAATTAGATAAAGGGGCTAACCATGGCAAAACTTAAGATAGTTCGAACAGATGGAAGCGTAGTTGAGGGTGAAATTACTCCAGCAGTGGAGTATGCATTCGAGCAATACGCTAA